TACTGGGAAGAAATAATCTTCGTTCATACTTAATGGGTTATATGATGCATCAACCATACTACCACCACCATGTGTGCTTGGAATACGTCTTTGATGAATCTCATTCTTAATACGTTCAACGAATGCCATAGCCATGTGACTTGGCATGTTACCAACGTCAATCTTAAAAACTCTACGTTCTGGTGCTCGTTGAACACGATAGATTAGAACCGCGTCTTCTAGTAACTCTTTTTGCTTATAAACTTTAAAGATGTTCTCTAGTATTGACTGACCAAAAGGCCAAAAACGATCTAGACCTTCTGTTAAGCTTAGGTGAACAACGTGTTTAGAATCGATTGCGGCTTCATTAAAACCTAAACTAAATCGTGATCCAGTTGTGTTGTATGGCATACTTGGAACAGTATATCCGCCTCCTCCACCTGTGCCTCCTCCACCTGTGCCACCCATACCAGTTGCTGGATTAGCGGCAAAGTCTGTGTTTGTTTTCTGTGCTACAACTAAGTTTTCTAAGTTAATGTTCAAGTCTTTAATGACATACTGTTCAGGCTTTTTACCTTCACTTTCATTAACAATAACTTTAATAACTTTAGTCATGTCAACCCAATATAACTTAAAGTTTTCCGGGTCACGTACAAAAACTTGATCTCCGTACTTAATAGTATTACGGAATATTTTAAAGATACGTGTTTCCATTTCATTCAACTTACACCATTGTTGTAGTTGAGTTTTTAACATATCTACTTCATGTGGAGTAGGATCTTCACGCCATTCTAAACTGAAAGGAGTCTTATTGTGTTCATTCTTTTGTGTGCTGAACTCTGAAATAATATCTAAACAAGCATTAATTTCAGCATCAACATCCATCATTTCGTATTGATTATATCGTTCAATACGATTTGGATGACCTGTATAGACTTCTGGTAAACGACTTCCATAGTTTTTGTAGCCAAAATCTTGATTACTGTAGTTGCTGGTTGTTGAGCTACCGGGGCCATTCCAAGCACCAGTGACACTACCGCCACCTAATGGGCTCATCTGTCCGGATTGATTAACTCTAGTAAAGTGTTTTTTGTATGTCATAATGAAGGTCTATTCAGTATTTAGTTAAACTTTTGAATACTGTAATAATTCACTTTGTATACTATTGCTGTCAGACTGTGCGTCAATCAAGTTGTCCATTTTAGCAACAAACTCTCTCATCAACTCAACCAGCTCACTGTTATCAACTGGTGTTGCATTGCTACTAAACATATCACCGGCTGGTGTATTAGCAAGCTTATCTAATATTGAATCTTTAGTTAATCGTTTGATAAGTTCATTACCATGTAGTGTAGCCGAATATCCAGATTCTGGACCTTCTGCAATACCCTCTAAGCTAGCACTAACTTTACTACTATCTCTTAGTAAACTAACAATAGTTGGTGCTCTATTACCAACTTGTCCATACCATTTACTTTGTTCTAAGTTTTTTGCGGCCCCTTGAGTATCACCTTCTTCAAGCTGTTTCTTAAGCTTAGGCCATTTGCTAATCCAACTTGGGCCCATATTGAATGTCAAATCAGTTAATGCACCTTGCCCTCTACCATCTAGTTTACCAAATCCAGGGATATTCATAGCGGCACTTCTATGATGGGCATAGTCTTTTTCAAACATTGCCATTATTTCTTCGTCACTAAACTCTCTGTTCATTTCAGGAGGTAATGATTTACCATCACCTATTAGGTGACCTATACCAACTGTCCATAATCCTAAACTGTCTTGGTAAGGTCTATTTCTTTTACCTTCATGTTTAATAATCATGGCTTTGATTTCTTCATCACTCATACCAGCACTACTTACTTTAACTTTTGGTGGAGGCATACCTTTCATATCGGCTGTACTGGCGCCCATTGCCTTACTAGAAGCATCAACACCACCACCGTCTGTTCCACCACTAGTTAGTACTCCCATATTTTTATACAAACCCACACCTGCACCAACTAACCCACCCACAACCCCTCCGGCTGCTGTTCCTAAACCAGGCACTACACTACCTAACATTGCGCCCATGCCTGCATAACTTGCGGCTTCACTTGCAATATCTAATCCAGCACCAGTTTTTGCATGACCTTCACTCTTAGCATAGTCAGCACCCATACCTAATGCGGTGCCACCTAATGCGGTTATTCCACCTTTTAATAGTCCACCACCTATTCGTTTTAATGCACTTCCTTTACCGGGAGCACCTTTACCAGGACCAACATCTCCTGTTCCACTTACAGATTCTATAGCTTTTCCTACAGTTGCTTTTGCGGCCATTGCACCTAATGCAACTGCGGCTAACCCGGCTGCGGCAGTTAAGGCTGTGGCCGCGGCAGTAGTTGTATTGAATCCTTGCATCAACGGATTTACTGAAGCTACTAAATCATCTAAACCAATCTTAGCTTTACGCTCAAGTTCAGTTAGTTCATTACGTGCTATCTGTGCCGCATCTTGTGCCGCAACACCTTTATTTACGGAATTTTCTTGTATCTTATTTCTTGATTCGGCTGCGGCTGCAACTTCATTTTCTACACCTTCACGCTTGTTTACATAATTTAGTGCTTTTTCATCTAATCCGGTTGCTTTTCTATAATCCTCACTTAATGCTAATGCAGTGTCACCTGCCCCCAACATTGTATCAGCCGCCTTTTTATAAGCATCATTGAACTCACCGGATTGATATGTGTTCTCTTTGGCCGCTATAATCTGCTTCTCAATGTCAACACCAAGAACTGCAAACTGTGAACTTGCTGGTGTAATCGCACCGGTTAAGTATTGTAACTGAACTGCCGCTGTCTTAGTTGGATCACCTAACTTAGTAACGTCATTGATAAGTTTATTAGCACCTTCTTTTTCAGCCTCAATGCGGGCCATTTCATCTTTATTACCGGACTCCTGTGCCGCTTTAAGTTGTCTAGCCCATTTGTTTTCTTGTAGTTTCCATTCATATGTAGCACGTGCTATCTCCATATCTTTCTTGGATTCTTCAATACTCTTACCAGTAATAGAACTTAATTCATATAAGTTTTTAGTATAATCTAATGAAGCCTTTTGTAATCCTGCACTAGTCTTTAGTTGACCACTTAGTGCGCCACCCGAACGTTCCATCATTCCAATGAAGTCAGCTTGTGCTTGTATACGTTCTTGGTCATTCAATCCTAAACGTTGAAACTCCATTCTAGTTTGTTCAGTGACAGCAATCATTTTACCAAATGCTTTTACACCATCAGCCGATGTAGCTCCCAAACGTGTTAGTCCACCACTCATAGAACTCATTGGCTTAATCATCTTATCTAATTCGTGTGATGCTAAGCCTGCATCTGTACCCATTCTACGTATACCCTCAGCAGTAAATGAATTCATTGCACCCATTTTACTGATTGAGTCAGTAGCTTTTAATGTGTCATCTGCTTGTTTAAGTGCCATTTCTGCGGCTTTAGTAACACCTTTTATAAGTGCACCAGTTGCTAACCCAAGTGGACCAAAGTTTTTGCCCCAAGCTAGTGCGGCAGATCCTGCGCTACTCAGTGCGGTGTTATATTTTGCAAATTCACCAGTACCATTAAATAATGCACTAGCAAAAGCATCAAGTGCTTGAGTACTTTTACCCATGGCATCAGTCAAGTTGTCTTGTTTTCTTTGCATTTCAGCTTTAGAAAAAGCATCTGCTTTCTGACGTTCTGTACCTTCTTTAAGAGATTTATTATAGTTGTCTAATCCAGCTTTGACACTAGTAGTTCCAGCGGCTATTCCACCTACTTGACTTAAACCTTGCATAACGGTTGGCAAAATTCTAGCCATATCGTTCAATGACTCATTTATTTGATTAAGTGCATTCTGATCTAAATTTTCTGCCATGTTTTTTACCCACTAAATATTATGTAGTATTTAGTATTGGGCAAACGCCCGTTTTTAATCAAGGACAACAATGACTATACAAAACAACCCACTAAAGCAATATTTTCGTAGACCTTCAATTTATTTGAAACTACCTAGCGGTGGTAAAATGTATGCACCGGGTGTAGTAAATATCCCAGAATCTGGTGAACTTGCAGTATATCCAATGACTGCGATTGACGAGATTACTGCAAAAACCCCGGATGCGTTGTTTAACGGAACTGCAATGTCTGATATTATAAAAAGCTGTATCCCAGATATTAAAGATCCATGGTCTATTAATAGTGTTGATTTAGATGCGATATTGATTGCAATACGTTCGGCTGCGGATGGTAATGATATGACTATTACATCCGGATGCCCTAGTCATATCAT